AGAGCCGCGCGCTTGTGGCGCGCTCTCTGTCCCGCTAATGGCTAGTACCACCACGTACTTACGAAGAGAAGACGTACCGTGCTAATTAGCTAGTACTGATTTGTTCTTTAACAGAGGTCGCCAAAAGTGACCGGTCCGTTACCCGGTTTGTGACCGCCTCGTTACCACGGTCGTTACCGTGGTCGTTACCGCCCGCAAGACCGCCGCGTTACCGTCTGCGTTACCGTCTGCGTTACCGTCTGCGAGAGACCGCCGTTACCGCCGATGAGACACGCTCGGGGCGGCCGCCGTGTGCCCGTTGCGCGTGCGATAGGTCCGCTGTTTCACCGCCCGCCGCTCCGATTCGCGGATCACCTCGTCGAGCGTCGTGTTGTGCCAGCCGTCCGGCTTGAGCGTGAAGTGCGACATGATGGCGCCGCGCAGCTGTTTCCAGCGCCGCGGGTCGCCGCACGCTTTGGCTAATACCTCCTCGTTGTCGGGGAGCGGCCCCCCGCGCAGTTTCCCCTCATCCAGTAAATTGCGATAGGCGCCTTGCTGCTCGAGGGTCATGTCCATGTACGCCTGACTCTGACGCCACCGATCGATCCACCACCAAAAGCCTGTGAGACGCGGCATCGTGTAATCAGCTTTCTGTCGCCGTCACCGACGACATGGATTTCTGCGCGGTCTCGGCACCGTCGAGCAGCGGGGCGCCCTTGCGCGCTGGTCGCGCTTCCGGTTTTGCCGTCTCATGTGAGGTCGTAAAACCGGAAGGGCCGCGCTTCGCTTTCGGCGCCCGGCGCGCGAGAATGCCACGGGCAATCGTCAAGACCACCTGCGCCTGCTCGAGCGGCGCCGTCTCGAAGAACACGACGACCTGGTCGGCGGGATGGGTGCGTCGGCTCATGCGGCCTCTCTGTGGAGTTTCCACGCCGGATCGGGGTCGGCAATCCGCAACTGGTAGTGCTCGAGCGCAAACGCCCGCGCCTGCTCGATGAACGCCCAGAAGTCGTCGCTGTGCAGCTCCGACGTGCTGCGGTAGACGACCACGGTGATCTCCTCGCCGGTCGCGGGGCTGACATGCGTGACCGGGTGCCCGAGGAACTGTGTACAGAGGAACCCGTGCAGGTCGTCGGGCGCCAGCCGGGCCGCCGCCGCGAGCTGCTTGACCACGACGGCCCGGTAGTACTTCCGCAGTTTCACGACGCGCAGCGCGTCCTCGCCCGCAGGTTCGACGGTCAGGACGATGCCGCCGTTGCGCACCGTCTTGAGCTCGGCGGCGGTGGTGACCTTGTCGTCGAGGCGGATGACGCCGTCGGTCACCACGCCCGTTGAGACCACCGCCGCCGCGCTCGGACGCTTCACGCGGCCTCCCGCCCTTGCGCGACCCGCGCTAGTGCTTCGACCTCGGCCACCTCCCGCTCGACCTCAGTGAGAAACATCCGCACGACGAGCTCGTAGGCGCGGCGCTGCGCGTCGTCCATCGTGATCCGCGTGATCTTCAGCCGCAGGCCCTCGGGGAACCGCGGGTCGTAGCTGACGAAGTCACACCACGACGCCTCCGACAGCCAGAGGTTGTGCTGGCACTGGCGGAGATACTCGAGCGGCACGTCCCCGCGGAGGTATTCGAGGTGAGTGGCACTCTTCGGCACTTTCAGCTCGAGGATGCCCTGGTAGCCGTCGACCTCGCCGTCGAGCGAGCAGCCCGCCATCAGGCTCGGATGCGACAGGAAGCCCGAGCGGCGCGCGACGTTGCCCGTCTCGGCCTCGTACGCGCGGAAGGCGTTCTCCTCCTCGTCGATCCCGCGCTGCATGTCCTTCGACACGAAGGCGTCTTCCTGCGACTGCCCGGTGACGCGCTCGAGCATCAGGCGGACGCGGAGATTGCGGCGGCCGGCGGCCTCGCCGTTCTTCACCGTCGCGAGCATCGCGCCCGCGCACGAACCCGTCAGGCGGCCGAGCCGGGCGGCGTACCACTCGGGCGACCGCTGCGGCATGGTCAGGATGGTGGCGATCATGAGACCACCTCGCCGACCTGCACGGCGGCCTGGTCGACCGCGTCGCCGCGGGCCTTCAAGCTGTCCCACGATTCCGGCTCCGTCGCCATCAGGAACTGGCGCAGCGTCGGCTGGGCGTCCTTCCAGGCTTTGGAGAGCGCGGCACCGCCGGCGTTCGCCGCCGCGACGAGCACGCTCATCCAGTCGTCGTAGCCCTCGGGGCGCACGAGCCCGGGGCCGCTCTCGGCCGGCGTCGTGGCCTGCACGGTGATCGCGCGCTGCCCGTCCATCTCTTCCTCGGTGGCGATCCCGCCGACCTCGTCGGGGAAGGCTTCGCGCAGGCCCGCGGCCTCGGCGCACTTCGTGAGCATCTGCACGGGCGCCTTCGACCAGCGCGCATTCGCCTTGCCGTCGCGCTTCGTGGCGACGACTTCGGCGAACAACACGCGCACGGGATACTCGGCCCGCTGCGCGATCGTCGCGTTCCAGCGATACATGACCATCTCGCACCAGGCGGGCGCCTTGACGCCGGCCAGTTCGATCTCCGGGCCGTACTCGGCTTTGCTGTGCCCGAGGTATTCGCCGGTGCGCTGCGCGGTCGTGCGGAGCTCGTAGACGCCCGGCATGACGACATCGCGCCACTCGTACTTGTCGCCGACTTTGACTTCCATCGGCACGATGTGGCAGGGCTTCTTGAGCGGGTCGAGATTGCGCGATTTGCAGTAATCCCAGACGAGGAGGACGGATTCGCCCTTCGCGCCCGGGTAGAGGGAGTTCATAAGCGTGCGCCACTGCGCTTCATTGATGTTGCGGCGCGCGACCGGCTCGGGGAGCGCGGGCGCTTTCATCGGGTCTGTTGCGACGAGTTTCATATCTTGCGTATCCATAAAGCGTCGGCTCCGCCGATCAAGGTGATGACCGGGCGTCCTGCCCGGCCTGGTGATTCGTTGTTACCGCTGCGTGTCGAGCCGTTCCGCTGTGACAATCCGCCCGCCGGCGAGCGTAAAGCTGATCGCCGCCGCCCCCTTGGCCGCCGTCGCGTCCACGCGGACCACGGTGCCATCAGGCAAGCGATAAGGCGCGAGCTCCCGCGCGTCCGGCCCCGTGGCCGCCGCCGGTGCGCTCGGCCGCTCGGCAGACGCGTGGAAGGATTGCGAGAGGAAGGCGACCGCGTTCATAACGCCCTCTCGTCGTTCCAACGGTCGTGCGCCTGTTCGGCCGCCGCATCGCGGCGCCGCTCCTCGTCACAGTCGTCGCAGTACGTGGGCGGCGGCATGTCCTCCCCTTCCCACTTCGCCCCGCAGTTCTGGCAGCCGGCTTCGCGCGCCCACTGCTCCTCCTCCTGTGCCCGCCAGTCGGCAAACTTCGCCAGCAGGTCGGCGTCGTCGTAGCGCCGCGCGTCCTGGGGGAGCCAGCGCAGGAACGCCTCCGCGCGTTCGTCCGCGGCGTGGTCGCCGTTCTCGTGGACGAGCGGCCCGAAGGCCACCTCGCTGGTCGAGCAGTAGAACACGCAGGTGTCGCCGTTATCGAGAATCCGCACGCTCATCGCGTCACCTCGTCGGTCCCGAACACGTCGGCGCCGGTCTTCCCCGCGTAGGGATCCGCCGCCAGATACGCCTGACACGCCGCGCACGTCGGCTCGTTGCTCGAGGCCGTCGCCGCGATGGTCTCGCCGCACACCGCCTGCAGCCGCCGCGGCGCCTGGCCGCGGAACACCCGCGCCTCGATCGCGAACCACGGCACGTAGTGCGTGGCCGCGTCCTGTCTGCTCTCGTTGAACACCATCTCATTCGCTCCTTGCGGTCGACCGGCGCGTCGTGCGCCGCTCACTCACAAGAACAATCTTAACAAGACCCCCCTTGTGTTGTCAAGACCCCCCTTCTGTTTATTCCAGAGGGCGCATGCGGAAAGAACAGAAGCCGGGTTATGATACAAAGATGGCAAAGAAACCCCCGCCGGACGTCGCGGCCTTTTTCCGAAAACAACTCCCGCCGGACGTGTTGGCCTACTTCCAGAAGCAAGGCGCGAAGGGTGGAAAGATCGGCGGGGCGAAGTCCTGGGCCAATATGACCCCCGCGGAACGGTCGGCGCGGGCGAAAAAGGCCGGCCAAGCATCCGCCGCCGCTCGGAAAACCGCTCGCAAGACGAAGGCGTAGCGGCGTGCTCACAGTCGTCATGGCGTCAGCAGTCTCTCGGCTCATGTCCAATCCCTAATCCCCAATCCCTAGTCGCAATACTCGCGGCTGTAGTCGCGCCAGGGCACCCAGCCGTCGCGCGCCGTGAAGAACCCCCAGTGCCGGCGTACGCGAAAGCGAACCACCAGCGTCCACGTCGGGCGCACGAGCTCGAGGCGGTGCGCCCATTCCGCCGGCCGACAGAGCACCGAGAACCGCGGCCGCCACGACCTGCGCAGGACCGCGCGGCCGACGACGCGCAGCTCGCCGGTGTAGGCCGACTCCCGCTCCTGCGTCCATTCCCAGTAGCCGCTCGAGAGCAACACCGTCACGAACGACCACGGGTGATCGTGCAGCGCGCGGTCTTCGTCGCTGACGTGCAGGTGGTGCAGGTAGACGCCGAAGAGGCGCGTCGCGACCAGGTGATAGCGCGTCAGCAGCGGGCCGCTGGCGGCGTGGCACGACGGGATCACGCGCTTGCTGAACCACCGCACGCGTGCGGGCTCGTCTGGAGGCAGCACGGGCCGCAGCGGCGCCATCAACGTCGTCATGCGTGTCGCCAGACCTTCCGGCCGAAAAGGGGTTCGCTGGGGACGAGAAACGGGAGGGCGTGTGCTAGACTGCGGACCTGCTGATTCTGCCCGCCACTCGTCCATACACAATTTGAGTAAGAGTCTGAATCTGACGATGAATCAGAACATCTATTATCGGACTCATGGTTTACATTAGAAAAACCACCACGACAGTTCAAATGCCAGTGATTTTGAGTCAGATTCAGACTAGCCAACGCGGCTAAATTATAGGGACGGTCGTCTCGTCCAGCCCGCGGCCTGGGTCCGATCTCGACTCGGCTCACGCCACCCCCATCACGACTTCAAACGCGACCCCGGTGCGGTCGCTGATGGTCTTGCCGAGTGCCGGGCGCGGCGGGGCCTTGCCGGCTTCCAGCCGGGCGTACGTGCTCTGGCTGATGCCGAGCACGTCGGCCGCCTGGCGCTGGCTCAGACGAAGGAACAGCCGCCACGACAGGAGGGACGGGAACGCCTCGCGCTTCCGTCGGGCCGACCGCTCGACGGCGGCCCCATCCGTCGACAGGGTGTCTGGATTCATAGGCACACCTTACTGGATGAGCCGGATTCAAGTCAATACTCATTTTGTGCATATCTGAGTACATTTCACACTCACCGTTACCCATTTGCTGAATCACGCAAATCGCGTTACTCTGAGCGCGCATGGAATCACTTTCTGACCGGGTGCGTCTCCGCCTCCGGCACGAGATGGCGCGGCAGCGGCTCAGTCAACGCGATGTGGCGGGCATCCTGAAGTGGTCGCAATCGCGCGTCGCGCATTGCTTGACCGGCCGGGTGGAACTGACCGTCGATGACCTCGAACGGCTGGCGTTTGCGGTGTCTGTGTCGCCGCTCGAACTGGTGCGGGATCAAGGACTTGAGTTCGTGGCAGACCTGACGCCGAGTGAACTGCGGTTCCTGCATGCGCTGCGTGCTAAGCCTCAGAACGAACGCGACGCGTTCTTCACCATTGCCCAGGTGTCCCGCGACGACGGGCGACGCGCCTCTAAACCACGCTCGAAGCGATCAGCCTGATGAGGGCACGGTCTCTCCGCGTCGACCGCTAACGTTTCCCCACACTTCCCCACACTTCCCCACACGCCTTCACACGGTTGCAGGCCACCATCCGGATCGGATGATTGTGCGGCGTGGCGGAGAATCCTCCGCCCGGCGGGCGTGCGTGGAACCGCGCGTCGCGTCGCGAATTATTTGACGACTTGTGGTAGGGTGTCTTTTGTTGCCGTTTTAGTTGAGAAGCGAGTCACCACATGATTAAGCGTCAGCATGAGGCTGGTTCGTATGCCCATCAAGCCCTTCGACTCGTTCGCACCGTCGTTGCCCCGCCCGCGGCCCGCCAAGGCCCGGCCCACGATTCGTGAACTCATGGACCCACGCCTGTTGATCTTTCTCGACCTGGCGACCCGCGCGCCCGAAGAGTTTGCGGCGATGCGTGTCTTAGCAGAGGCGCGTCTCGCCGAACTCGACGCACAGGAAGTCCAGCGGCGGCGGCGCCCTGCGTCGAACGAATAATGGATCTCCCTGGTGTTCGATGAGCCCGGCTGGCGCGCGTTCCGCGACCAGATGTGGTTGGAAATCGAGATCCTGCCGGAAGACGACGAGCCGAAATGAGCACCCAGAAAGAGTCCACGGAGGTTGCCGCGGCCGATGCGCGGGCCGCCTACGATCTGTTTTCGACCATGCGGACGGCCGAGTTGCACGATCTGCTGGCCGCCCACCGCCTCGACATGGACGCGGCGACCGCGCCGGAAACGATCGCCTTCAGCGCCGGCCGCCAAGCCTTGATCGCCGCCGTCCTCAAAGAGAGGGAGACGTCCAGTGTTGACGGACGATGATGCGCGCCTGGTGCGCGCGATCGCGGAGGCCGAGGACCAGGTGACCATAGCCGCGCACATCCGCGACTACTACCGCGATCTCGACCGCGCAGATCGGACGCCCCGCAGCATCCTCTATTTTCACCTCGGCATGCTCAGCGGCATCCTCCACACCTGGCGCCCGCGGTTGAGGGACACGCATGAGTGACGACGACGAGACGTTGGTCCTCGAGGGCGCCGCCGAGCTCGCCGAGCTGCTCGAGCACCAAGGGCCTCTCGAGTTCGTGCTCCGCCCGCAGACCGCGTTTCAGCTCTGCGCGCTGTTGCAGCTGGCGCTGCGGCACCCAGGGACGACGGGCGACACGCGCCGCACCGCGATCACATTCATCGAGCACGTGCGCGCGTACTTCGCCGACGCGCCGGCCGTGCTCGAGATGCTGCGCCGCGG